AACAACCATAACGCTTGGGACTGGAACGGAACCTGTACTGTCATTATGCGTTCGGTTAGATAGTGTAAGATAACCCCGTATGCCTGCTTTTACACGACGACAATACGCTGGTGCTGCTGCTGCGACAACGATCACGGCTGGTATCAACCCTAGTGACACAACTTGTTCTTTGGCTGCCACTACTGGTTGGCCGTCTACTGCTGCTGTTCCGTTTTATGTGGTGATTGATCCTGGTACTTCGGCTGAGGAGAAGTGTTCTGCGACTATTTCGGGTTCGACTCTTACGTTGGTTCGGGCGCAGGATGATACGAGTGCGACTAGTCATTCTTCGGGTGCGACGATCTATCCGGTGTTTACGGCGAATGATGCGGATGAGGCTAATGAGGTTGTTAGCAAGTTGACGACTAAGGGTGACTTGTTGGTCACTACTGGTTCGGCTTTGAACCGTTTGGCTGTTGGTACTAATGCTCATTTGTTGACTGCTGATTCGGCTGCGACTAATGGTGTGAAGTGGGCTTTGTCGCCTGAGACTGATCTTGTTACGACTAAGGGTGATTTGTTGGTGGCTACTGCTGCTGACACGTTGGCTCGTCAGGGTGTTGGTACAAACGGTCAGATGCTTATTGCTGATAGTGGTGAAACAAATGGAATTAAATGGGTTGCGGGTGGCGGGGCGTGGACTAGTTACACTCCAGTCATTAAAGGCGGTACAACAACTGTCACGGCTACGCTAACTTACGCAAAATATGCTCAAGTAAATAAATTAGTTTTTGTACAAGTTTTGGCGTCAATAACAAGTACTGGCGCTGTAAACGGCGCAATTAGTATTGGGTTGCCTAGTGGACTTCTTCCTAGTGTTGATAATGTGCGTTTGATTCGTGGAAGTTTTTTGATAGATGACGGGACAGGTATTTACACAGGCGGAGCATGTATAACTAATGCTTATGGTTCACATACTGCCGTCGTTGGGTTTGGTGGCGGACCAGTAGTTGATGCGTTTGGAGCAAATAACCCTGCCATTACTTTAGCTAGCGGTGATTTTGTTGGCTGCGAAGTCGTATATGAGGTGGCATGATGTTGAATTGGGATAATCCAAGATTAGAAAACGCAAATATTGAACAGCAGTTTAATTATGTGCGCGCGGTTCGCAACGCGGAACTTACTGCTACCGATTGGACACAAGTAGCAGACAGCACAGTCGACAAAGCAGCGTGGGCAACATATCGTCAAGCCTTGCGTGACCTGCCAACACAAAATGCCGACCCGAAACAGATTTTTTTTCCAGCCCGCCCATCGTGACCTGATGTGCGTTCACGCTGGCTAATAATCGTTCCCGCGATACTGTTCGCACTATTTGCAAAACCCGCCAAAGCTGAAACACTCGGTGAATGGACATACAGCCAATCCTGCCCAACATCAGGCTCAATCGAAGTCATAGACAACACCATCATCTTGCATGGCCCCGACCAAGGTGGGTGTTCTGGTGCTGCTCATTGGGTAAAAATTGAAACCACAATCCCCGCAGATGTAGACACAATAGATTTCACGTGGGCATACCAGACAACTGATGGTTGGGTATATGACCCGCCACAGTACGGCATCAACGGCGTATACACCTTGATTACACAACAGAACAATGCGACAGGCTCGCTGTCTGTACCCGTTCAAGAGGGTGATGTGTTCACGTTCCGTCAGTATTCGATAGATACCTGCTGTGCGCCAGGTCATCTCACAATCAGTAACCTGTCGTTATGGGCATCTATAACAACATCCACGACATCAACGACAACGACGACTACTACTTCTACTGTCCCCGAAACGACTGCCCCTGTCACCAACCCGACTACTACGACAGTTCAAGAAACAACTACAACAACAACGGTTCCTCAGACCACAACTTCTGTGGCGAACTCAACTAGTACTTCTTCTTCTTCCAGTACCACGACCCCTTCAAGTCTGCCCACAACAACCACGACAAGCACAACAACAACGTCAAGCACCCTGCCACCGACAACAACCACAACGTCATCAACAACAACTTCAACATCTACTTCCTCCTCCGTACCCCAAACAACATCAACAGTATCAACGACGACCACAACAGAACCACCGCCAGTTCCAACACCTGTTACACAGCCTGAAATATCTGAGCCAGAACCCGTTGAGCCTTCCGTTCCTGTAGAGCCTGAACCAGACGAGACAGACACCACAGAGCCACCAGTAGAGGAAGCCACGCCAGAAACGACGCTTCCCGAAGAAACAACCACAACAGATGAAACATATCCTGAGCCATCCCCCGACACTACAGACGAACCAGTTGAGGACACAACTCCCCCTGAAGTGGACACAACCCTGCCAGAAGCCACGGATACCCCTCTAGAAGCCCCTCTAAGCGACGAAGAAGTGGATTCGCTAATAGCAGAGGCAGAAACCACAGAAGCCCTTGTAGAAGCCCTAGCCGAACTCAGCCCAGAACAAGTCGAACAAGTCATTGAATCCCTGCTTGCTGAGGAACCATCCGAAGAACAAGCAACAGCCCTCGCGTCCAGCCCCGAAGTCCTAGCCGTCATCAGCACCGAACAAGCGCAAGAAATCTTTGAAGCGTTAGACGTAGCCGAACTGTCTGACACACAAACCGAAGAACTCATCGCAGCAATCGAATCCGCCTCCACCGAAATCCGTGAAGAATTTGAAGACACCATTGACATCTTCGGTGAAGGCTTAGACGACTACACGCCTACTGGCTCAAACATTCCTGTAGGAGAACGCCGCACCCTGATCGCTGCCACCGTAGGGTTAACCCTCGCAGCAGCAGGTACTAGAATTAGACGCTAATGAGAAAAATCTTGGACTACCTAGCAGACAACTCTTGGACATGGGCTGGAACTGGCATGGTTTTGATTACCCTCTCAGGCCCGACACTCCGACAGGCAACCCTCATAACCGGAATAGCCGTTTTGGTACACTCAGTACTGACCCTCTCCAAGAAAGACTAGACATGGCAAAGCTTCAAAACATCATCTTCCGCATCTTCGCACTATTCGGATCAAGCGCACTTGCCGCTGTTGCTGGTGGTGCTTTGATTGGTGTAGACCTGTGGAAGTCGGCAGCACTTGCTGGCATCATGGCTTGCGCCCAAGTAGTCGAGAAGTTGTTGCGTTTCAGCGTTGACGGTTCACTCACCAAAGAAGAAATCGAACTCGCGTTTACTGGCGCGGTGAAGGCGAAGCCTGAAGTAGCCGAATAATGGCTATGAAGAAAAAGGTTTCGGTCAATGATTTACCGATCATCCCTGTTGTCCTTTGCTCATGTCTGAAGAACGCCAAACCTGGTGAACTCCCTGAGAAACTTCTTCGCAAGATTGAAGGCAAAGGCAAGTTGCACCATTGTGCAGCAGATGCGTATGAGGCGATGGATGCGGCAGCAAACGCTGAAGGAATTGACCTTAGCCCAACAAGTCCAGCGGACACATATCGCACACTTGCGGTACAAGAATACGGATTCTTCCAGCGATACACCACCGATGTAATTGCAGGTCAGAAGCCTCGCATCTATCAGGGCAAAGCGTGGTATCTGAAGAAAGGTATGGCGATGCTCGCTGTGCCTGGAACATCAAAACATAACCTCGGTATCGCCATTGATATTGCGAACGCTAACGGCCCACGCCTGGAATGGTTGAAGAAGAACGCTGTGTCGTTCGGTTTCTCATGGGAAGTAATACCAAGCGAACCGTGGCATTTGCGTTATGTCGCCGGAGACAAGAAACCTCAGCGAGTCCTTGACTGGCTTGCGAGTAAAGCAGTCTGATGTGGATGCTGGGATCGCTCTCGTTCTTGCTGCTGCTGTTACTGGTGCTTTTGGTCTGCTAACCGTAGTCATCCAACGTTTCAAAGCCGAGAACCGTAAAGACCATGACACCGTTATGGCTATGTTGCGTTTGATGCGTCGCGCGCAAGACCGCACCGAGGACAAGGTGGACAAGGTTTCTGATCGGTTGACGGAACACATCACAAAGCACTAGGGTGAAGCACCCAAAGAAAGGTGCTTGCAAATGGCAAAAGGATTAACTACCGTTGAGTTAACTTTGGTGCGTGACTGTCTCTTGAAATCTAATCCTGGGAGGGATCAAGCTGACGCACTATGGGAAGTTATCGAGAAGATAAACAAACTCATAGAGGGAGCAAGAGTTGAACAAGCCCGTAAAGCAAAGTCTGTTAAGTGAAATACGATCTGAAAAGGTTGTGCCGTCAGGTCGCATCCCAAGAATCCAGCGTGTACTTGAAAGCATGGATGACGCAGATCGCAAAGAGCTTGTCGAAGCGTTAGACGATCATCTCATTCCCGCGCCCGCAATTAGCAGGGTGTTAGAGCGACGAGGAATAGACTTAGACGCATCTTCAATCAACAAGTACCGTCGAGGGGAATTCGCTCATGTCACTAAAGGATGAATTAGAGGAGCAATCCCAACCGCCTGAGAACCAACGCGCATGGGCTGAAGTGACACCCGATGGTGGTGAGATATCTACCGGTGTTCTACCTACACCAATCACATCAGACTGGACAGCAATACTTGTCGGGTTCGGTTTAGACCCAACCGTATTTGAAGTTGTTGATGACACAGTACGAATGTCTAAGTGGCAGACCTCTAAGCGTTTAGAGAACGGTGACAGAGATGTTGCATGGCTGTACTCGTATCGTGCCAGGTTCCGTCGCAAAGCAAACAGGGTGCTACCTGATGAAGATATTGAGGCATTACGACAGAAGGTTTCCAAATGGAAGCAACCTAAACGCCCCGCAAACAAACCATCTGATGAGCCACCATCCACGTTCGTAATCAACTGGGCTGACCTACAACTCGGCAAGTCTGCTGGCGGTGGTGTTGAAGCAACCGTCGAACGGGTGCTGGAATCATTGGAGAAAACAGTTCAACAACTCCATGACCTGCGCCGTAAAGGTAGAAACATCGAGGGTGCTGCATTAGTAAACATGGGTGATCCTTTTGAGGGTTGCGATGGGAACTATGCGAGCCAGCTCTTTACCGTAGAACTCACCCAACGTGAACAGTTACTACTTGGTGCAGACCTGTTCGCTAAAGGCATCAGCACTATCGCATCACTTGTTGATGTGTTGGATGTTGTTGGTGTGCTGTGTAACCACGGGGAGTGGACACGCCGAAACGGGAAAGCCGTAACATCAGACTCAGACAACGCTGGTGGATTCCTAATGGATGTCCTGTACCGAATCCTTGACACACAGATACCGAACCTTGAATGGACTATCCCACACGATGAGATGGTCACAACCAAAGTGCTATCCGACGTCAAACTTGCGTTCGCTCACGGCCACAAGATCACCGGCAAAGAAGTTGACTGGTTGAACTCACAGTCGATAATGATTCTCCGTGAACAAGGACGCGAACCTGACCTGTGGATCACAGCGCACAAGCATCACTTGCAAGTCACCGATCATGGTGCATACACCCGTATCCAATGCCCGTCAATGGATGGTGGATCAAAGTGGTTCGCTGACTCTAAAGGTATTTGGTCTACCCCAGGTACGCTCACGCTGCTGGTGGGTCGCCATGACAAGAGGAACTGGTCGGACTTGGAGGTTTTATGATTGACAGAAGCGAACTTATGCAACAGATCGCTGAGGCTAGAAAGTGCATCGCTTTTTGGCGCGGAGTTCTTACCAGTTTGGAAATGGAATTAGCGGCTTTGCCGAAAGAAAAACCAACGGGCGGTAAAGGCAAGGGTCGAAAGAAATCAATACGTGACAAGTTCGGTCACGATGCCCCGACATGGATGGAGTCAGATCAAATCGCTTGGACTGTTTTGTTGTTTGGCGAAGCTGAACTGATGGACGAATTGAGAACCCAAAGAGACAGGGTGGAATGGATTGCTGAACGAACTGGTTGGGCTGGCGGTACTGTCCATGTCCAACTGAGCATCGCTCGCCAGCAGGGGTTGATCCCCGATAAGCGGTTTAAGCCATGACAGACGCACGTTTATGCCTATGCGTATATCGTGGGGTGATCCCTCGACCCCCTGACTGTGGAGAAAAGCCCGATGACTTTGATGAATAGAACCGTCGTTTACATCCAATGGGCTGACACCCATCTGTCCGAAGGTGGCTGGCTGAACATGGATGAATACGAAGATGATGGTGAATGTCTCGTAGACACCGTAGGGTTCCTAGTACCAGTCGGTGAACCTGGTTCCAAAGATAACCATGTGACCGTATGGCAAACCATTTGCAAAGAAGAAGGCATCCACGCTATACATATCCCTGTAGCGATGGTGCGCGACATGAAAGCGATTGACTTGACAGTAACCGTGTCACACCCCTAGATTAAAAATACCTGCACAAACCATAGGAGGAACAATGCAGAATCTACATACCATACCCAAGCCAACACACGGCAGCCAAGACTGGCTTAACCTACGTTGGGCAAACGAAAAAGGTGAGAAACGAATCACCGCATCAGTAGCCGCAGCAATTCATGGTGAACACAAATACACCACACCAGCTGACCT